AAGCGGCTGTGGTCTCAACGCAGAGAGGACATGGAAGCCGCGAAAGAAAGTCGAGACCGCATGGATCGCAGGCTTGATGAAATTGCGTCGGACATAAAGACGCTGCTAAGGGGAATGGGAAAATGAAAACCAGCATCAAGGGACTAATTGAGATTGCCCGCGAGGAGGGGCTTGTGCCTGCGCCATATCTGGATGCCGTGGGTGTCTGGACGTTTGGCATCGGACACGCCGCAACATCTGGCCTTGAGCCGGACCCAAGCAAAATGGCGCGCGGCATGCCTGCCGATCTGGACGCTGCCATTACGCTGTCGTTCAAACTGTTCCGCGATCATCTTGGCGTTTTTGAGCGTGGCGTTTTACGCGCTATCACCGTGCCAATGACGCAAGCACAGTTTGATGCGTGTGTTTCGCTTTGCTTCAATATCGGCGTGGGTGGGTTTGGGACGTCATCGGTTGCGCGGCACATGAATGCAGGCAACCCAAGCAAGGCCGCAAATTCATTCCTGCTCTGGAACAAGGGCCGCGTAAACGGCAAGATGGTGCGCATTGAAGGGCTGGCCAATCGCCGAGACCGCGAAAAGCTGATATTTGAAACCGGGCGCTACCCCGGCGGCACCATTCCTGTCATGGCGGTGTCTGCATCAAACAAGCCTGTTTATAGCCGAGTCGTGCGCCAATTAACCGAGGCGCAGGTCACGGCATACCTACAGCCCCCGGTATCGCGCCCCACACCGCGCCCTGCGCCCCATGACACATCTGCGCCCGCCACGGGCATCATGGCCACGCTAATGGCCATCCTGCGCAGTCTGATAGGAAAAACATGACACTGGCAGAAATCACGGCTGTTCTCGCGCCGTTTGTTCGCATCGCGCTTTATCTGGTCACTGGCTGGATCAGCAGCGAGTTCATCGACCCGGAAACCGTGGACTTGATCCGCAATGAGCCAGCATTGGCGGCGCTAATCACGGGCGGCATTGCTGCGGTCTGGTATACGCTGGCCAAGCGGTGCGGGTGGGCGACGTGATCTTGTCCGCAATCCTATCCAGCCGCCCCGTGCGCTGGATTCTAGGCGCAGGGGTGGCGGTCCTTGCCTTTCTGGGCATCATCATGGCCCAGCGACGTGACGCCATCACACAATCGGAGTTAGACGACCATGAGAACGCTGCCGATATTCGCGCTAGGACTGAGCGCAACCTTGCTGATGAGTTGCGCAAGCACGACGACGCCGGGTGGCGCGACAAGTGACGAGATTTGCCGTCAGTGGGGCGCATCATTGCCCACACGGTCGATTGCAGACACCGCACAGACTGCCGACGAAATACAGGTGGCCTATGCCACCTTCGCGCTGGCCTGTCCTGATCGGGCGTGGATGATACCATGACTGATCCGCTGCGCGTATCCTGCCTCCATGAGGCGGCAACCCTGACCGCGGGCGATAGGGAAATTACCTACGGCCCGCCAGTCCAAAACATGCAGCACGTTGCGGACATATTCAACGCATGGACCGGGCGAGACCTGACCGCGCGGGAAGTGGCCCAGCTTCACATTGCCACCAAGCTGGCGAGAACGCAGACAAGCCCGACACACCGGGACAGCTACGTTGACACAATGGCCTATCGTGGGATTGAATACGAATGTGCGGTTGCCGCACTGAAATAAGGGAAAGACACCATGAAACATCTACTCGCCGCCGCACTTGCTATTGCCGCATCTACCGCGACCGCACAAGACCTGCCCTGTCTGTCGCCTGAACAGACGCCGCGGATCATGGGGCAGGGTAGCGGCCCGGTGCAGATTTGGGTTCACGCAGATGGCGCGCGGTTCATGTTTTTGATATACAGCGACGGCACTGAATGGTGTGACGGGGAGTTGATGTAATGCCTACGCCGCCTCTATCACATGAGGCGATGCAGGAAGCCGTTGACGCCGTAAGAAAGCACGGCTCGCAATCCGCTGCCGCGCGGTGGCTTAAAATGCCCGTAAAGACATTCAACAGCCGCTATAAGCGCGCCGTAGATGCCGGGTTACACCTGTCCGAAGGCGCAAGGGCCATGATGAAGCTGTCCGGTCTGGGTGGCGCGGAAATCAAGGGCGGGTGGGTTGCGGTCCTAGATGACAGCGGCCAAAAGATCGGCAACAACCGATGGACCGCGCCAACGTCATCCGAAGAAACAAGCCAATTCCTTGACATGATACGCGGCGCGATTGACGATCTGCGCGACGAAACATTCCCGGCGTATGAAATCCGGCCCGCACCCAGTGGCGATTGCCTCCTGATCGTTGATCTTGCAGATGTGCATGTTGGTAAGATGTGTGCTGATACTGAAACGGGCCACACCTACAGCCGCGAAATTGCCGTGCAACGCATGGTGGAAGGCACGCGCGAACTGATCCGCAAGGCATCAGGATCCGGCATCGGGCGCATTCTGTTTGTCTTGGGTAATGACATTATACATGTGGATAACGCGCGATCTACCACGACAAGCGGCACGCATCAGGACAGCGCGGGTAGCGTCCATCAAATGTATCGGGATGCCTTCGCGGGGTACGTCAAATGCATTGAACTTGCACGCCTGACCGCGCCGGTTGATCTGATATTCTGCCCGTCGAATCACGATTGGCTGATGGGTTGGTGCCTGGCGCGCGAAGTGGGCGCGTGGTTTAGAAATGCGCCGGATGTGACCGCGACAGAATATAACCTGTCGGAAATGCACCGCAAATATTACAGGTTCGAATCCAACTTGATTGGCATGACACACGGCGACGGCGCGAAAGAAGCCGACCTGTATCCACTGATGATGACCGAGGCCCGCGCGCATGTTTCAGATTGCCTGCACCGCTACTGGTATCTTCACCACGTCCACCACAAGACGCGCAAGGCGGTGGGCGTCACGACACACAAGCGCGAAAAAGATCACATCGGCATGACCATGATGCACAACGCGGCCCGCAGTATGGAAGGCGACAACATCCAGATTGAGCATGTCCGCAGCCCGTCATCGCCTGATGGTTGGCATCACCGAAACGGGTACATCAACCGTCAGGCGGTGGAGTGCTTCGTACATCACCCACACGACGGGCAGGATGGTCGGTTTACGGTGTGGTTTTAGGCGACTTACCTAGCGGTCAGGGCGGGTTGCTTCACGGTGTCACCACATAAAACGCCACACACATGGCGATGATGAGTAACAGACTGATGGCGTCGCGGATCAAGCCTGGGCGTTTGCGGGGCATGTTACCTCCGGTGCGCAGGTTGGCAAAGCGAGGGTGGTTGTTGTCAGTCATAGTCAGGATCCTCCTGTTCAAATTCGAGATCGTCGGCCAGCGCATAGATCGCCTCTTGCAGATCAACCGGCAGCTTTGACACATCGACCGCAACCCCCAGTATCGTCAGATCATTGATCGCCACATTATCCCACTCGATCCAAGTGGGCGAGCGGTCCACGCCATAGTCGGTGACAAAGCCGGTGGCGCTGAACGCCACCTCCACCTCCTCGCCGTTATGGTTTGCAATTCCGTATGCCATTGTCAGTAACTCCCGTTGGTGTGTCTCTCTACACCCTAATTACCCTCTATTGCCCTTTGCGTCAACCCTATAAAAATCGTCGGCTGTGCAACAGAACCCACCGACACCGCCGAACCCCCGCACGGATTGCAGGAAAGCGGCCTGCGCCTGGCCGCGCTTGTCGCCGGGCGTCAGACGCCAGCCGGGCTTTTTGGTTTCAACCGCTAGGAACACGCCAAGAGTTTTGCCAACGTGTGACGGCTGCACCAACACGGGCAACAGCCCGATCAGATCGGACGACTTCCACCGGGCGTTCAGGGCGGGCGATTCATTGCCCAGCCCGAACCGGATCAGGCGGCCTGTCTGGTCTGTCATGGCCCCAGAATTATTCCGGAACAGCGGCACACCAGCCCGGCCCGCTGCCAAACGCATCTGTGCCGCCCCCGCAGCCTCACTGTGACGGGCCGTGGGGGCGGGCAAGGGCATAACGGGACTCAGGACAGCCGTGAGTTCGGCAATGGCCTGTGCGGGGACGTGGTGGCCCCACCGCGCTTGCCAGTCTTTGAGGGTCATGAACGATACCTCGGGCCAACGCCACGACTTGCACGATAAATCGTGTCGGCGTCTTGCCACGATATGTGTCTGCCAGCACGGTCCACGTTGGCGGTGTCACCCGGCGCGCTTCCGGGCTTATACCACCTTGTTGCGGCGTCGTAATCAGGCCGAGAATTGTAATCTTCATAAGGTCCGGCCTGAGACGCATCGCATCTGTCGCAGTGGTATGGTCCGACTTGCTGCATGCCGACGCCTATGTCGCAAAAGTCAGCGTGACACCACGTTCCGCAATACGGGCACGGGTGCTTAGGCTCTGGTTCGCCGTATGTGTGACCGCCGCTCATGCGCCCGTCCACCGCACAGGGCAAAGCGTGCCGCGCAACCGATCAAGACCCTTAAAATCCACACGAATCGAGTCGCCCGGTGTAGCGCCGCTGGTCAGCCGGATGCCCTTGCCCTTTTCGATCACGTCAGCGGCTTTGATCAGCTTGGCCAGCACGGTCGGATTGTAACACACACTGTTAGTACCCCCGTCGCCTTTGGCCACCACGCGCCGCCAGTCGGGATAGGTGCCGTCGATGCGCGTGAATTCCAGCACGCCGGTGCGGAACATTTCACCGCCCGCGCCGTGGTTGATCACAAACTGTAGGATCCCGGTTTCAATGTCACCATAAACCCATAGATCGCCGCCAGACGCCTTGGATTTGAACGCCTTGTCGGTTGCGTCGCAAGACAGGATAAACCCCGCGCCTTCTGGCGTGCCTGTGGCTCCGGGCATCCGTGGCGCGTCCATACCTTGAGTAAAACATTCCGTGCCGACGTGGCATCCGTCTGGCAATTCAATCGTCAGCATCTGGTGGCCGTCCAGCGCCACCAGCTTTTCAGCCTCGATCAGCACGCCGCCGAGGTAGTAGCGGGTCTGTTCGGTGCTGATGCACTGGAACGCCGCGCGCAGGTCATCGGCGGGCAGGAAAAACGTGGTCGGGGTCAGTGTGGGTGTGATGGTTTGCATGTCGGTTGCTCCGGTTGGTGGTGGGTGTCATCAATAGTCCAACTTACTCAAATCGATGATTTCAAGACCTTCATCTTCGGCGTGCCAAACGGCAGGTGTGAAGTTCCAAAAATTGCAATGAGGGCAGATATGGCTTGACCAAATTTCATCTTCATCTGTCTGGCGAGCGTTTGCACCCATGTCTTTTTCGTCGCTTTCTTGTTCGCAATTTTCACAAATTACACGCATGTCGGTGGCTCCTTGCCGGTGTGTTTCTCTGCATCCTTATTGCCACCTATTGTCTACATTGTCGACAGGTATTCGCGCGCCCATTCAAGTGCAGCGTCGATTTGTTTGGGCATCGGATGCGGTGCAGGACGGGCCGGTGTGACAGCGCATGCGTCTTGGGGCCGAACTGCTTTGAACCTGGCCCACAATTCCGCCTCACTGTGCCGGTCCATCCGGCGCGCGTTGTAGCATAGCTGGTAAAGGTGCATGTCTCAGTCTCCTATCTGGTCGGCTTAAATAATGAGCCGATCAAGCGGCCCGTGATCTTCCCGGCGATACGGCGGCCAATGCGCTTAGGGATGGCCTTGCCGGGTTTTTTGTGCGTGGCGGCCTGCACGTCGCCTAAAAACTTTGCCAGCGCATAGAGTTTGCTGCGGAATTTGCTGAGGGTCATGGCTTGGCATCCGGTTTAACGGGGGTGAACGTCAGTGGTTCAAACATTGTGTATTCGGTAGCGGGCAGGCTGAATGCTACTTCAATCCCGTGCGACAGAAAAAACGGTGTTCGCACCATCGCGTCTGTCATTTCATTTTTAGGGTCAATATCAGTCATGGCGTCACCTTCTCATAAAGCCCTGTCAGGGCGTTCCAAATTTCCAGCCGGTCAACAGTGGCCCGCGCCTTGGGTCAGGGACCGGTCCGCTTCGTTCAAGGCGTCCTGCGTGCTGGTCGCGCCGATCATGACAAACCCATGCTGCGCGCGGTAGCGGTAAGAAGTCCAGCCGTGGGCGGCGCAGGGGTGTTTGGTGTGGTGGGTCATGTCGTCACCGGCCCGTGGATGCAGGGTGTGGCATCTGCTAAACAATCGACAACACGCCACACTTTCAAAGTTTCACCGACTACTCTGCCGCGCAGGCTGTCGAGCCATGTTTGAACTTCGGCAATGCTGTCTGCATGCTTTGTGAATCCTGCGACGTGTGCGTGGTAAAAGGTTGCCATGTCGGTATCTCCCGGTTGCGTTTCTGTTGCACCCTTATTGCCATCAATTACCTACCGCGTCAACACCCCATTGCGCCGCTGCCGAAAATAATGCACAATGCCCGTGTTGTGTGGTGTCTCCAAGCCCGGCGGGTGTTCCTCCCGTCACCCGCCGGTGCTGTCCACCAGATCCTGAGCGGCCCGCGCATAATAATCCCTGTCCAGCAACGCCCAATCAAAGTCATATAAATCGTTACACATCAGCACCGTTTCACCCTTGGCAATCGCCTGGGGCCGGTCGTGCATCGGCAGCTTGGGCAGGGGCGGCATGATCTTCCACAACTGCGCGCCAGCCTGCGCCGTGACGTAGTATCGGCCCGTCCGCTGCTGTGCCGCCCCGCCCGTGTGCATCTTGCGCTTCACGGGCCGTCCCTTGGCGTCTGGCGGCGTCGATTGACACTCATAGTCTGACAGATCGCCGCCCAGCACCACACGGTCGTTGCGCTGGGCCTTCAGGGTGTGCATGAAATGGAAAGCGTTGTCACAGGCCGCCACGGTCTCAGCAACAGGCACGCCGCGGACCAGATACGCCTCAGCCGCCATGGCGATGATCTTGCAAGACTGGTTTTTGTGCCAGCCGTCACCGTATCCCAGACCGTGCTGATACTCGAAAGCCCCTTTGCATTTAACTTTTCCGTGCGAATCCACGCAAAGATAATTATTTACATCGCGCTGGAAAAACGAAGCGTAATCCTCGGACTCCAATTCCAGCCCGGTCAGGCGTTCCCACTCAGCCGACACCGCGTCGCACTCTGCCACCCTGTTCCGGTCCACAATGTATTCAATCCCGTCGGTGTTGACCTGAATCAGTTCCAGCGACGGGATGACGGCCAGCCGTTCGGCTAGCATGCAGAGCAATAACTGCCCGTTGATCGTGATCGTCATGGTATATTGCGGATCGTAAAACGGGCTGTAAGCTGAGTTAGAATTCCCATATGTTGCATTCAGCGCCAGCTTCAGCGCCTTGTTGCGCGGATCGCTTTTGGGAAGGCTGATCCGCTGTTCATACACGTCCCGGTAAATGTCACAGAACACTTCGGACAGGTGTGCGGGATAGACGCGGTTTGCGATGGCCAGATTGGGATAGTAGCTGCGCACGTCCCGGCCCCTGCACCACGCGGTCCAGCGTGCTGCGCCAGGTGGTGCCGTCCTGCGCGCCATGGATGCCGCCGGTCCCGAACACAAACGTGAGGCCGTGGCAGGTGGCTGTCAGGTCGTCGAACGCGCCCTTTGTCTTGGTGATCGTCTTGGCGCGCAGATAGTCCAGCACTCGGTTGAACTCAGGTGTCTGGAATTGTACATATGGAAAAATGCAATCGGCCAACGGGATGCGCGCGCGGGGTGTTTGCCGCCACGATCCAGACTTGCCGCAGATGCCGGGCTGGGCCGCGTTGAGGCGGGATATGAACACTTTGGATCCGATGGTCGAATCGCTGGCGTTGGTCAGGTCCTGGTCCAGTGCCGCCGACATTTCATCCCGAAACGCCAATGCCGCCGCAGACTCTTGCCAGAACCGGAGCGTGGCGGCCACGTCGTGCCGGTTGTATCCAAGCAATTGCGGTATCTGATCGTCGCTCAGGACCGTGCCGGGCGGAAATGGTAGGTCCGCGACGTGCGGCAACTGCAATGCAATTTCGATCTGCTTCAGGCTGGTCAGCCGCGCTTGATTGTCGAAGTGGTGTATCTTGAACAGATCGACTTGCGGCACGATCATGTCGGACGCCCATACGTTATTGCGGAACCGGTCATTCCAAGGCGTCTCGATGATGCCCATAGATATCTGATAGGCGTCTGCTGCGGTAAACGAGTCAAACCGCAACAGAGCGTGCAGCAAAGGATAGTCATACCCGACGTTGTTATAACCTACCATCCGATTGCTGGGATGCTGGCCCATAGTGCGAATGAAATTCAGCAGTTGACGAGACTGGTTCACCCGGTCGGATACCTCGAAGATCCACTCCGTGCCGCTGGCAGCGTGGACGATTACCGCAGTAAAGACGTTTGGGTAAGATTCCAGATCGTATGGGAAATCATTGTGCATTGCGGTCCAGTTCGGCAATCAGTGCAGCCGCCTTCCTATATGCCCCGGCCATTGTCCTACAACGTGGTGGCCCGTGGTATTTTCCGTCAAGCGTGACGCCCCAAACCGTCCGGCGCGGTTTCATCCAGACAGGGCTGTCATTGCCAACCCCGACGCGGGGGTGTGAATTGACAGCGCGTTCCAGGTCTATACCAGTCACAACACCACCGCGTCGCACGCTCTGGTGCAGGCTTCCCGCTCTTCTGTCGTGGTGCAGGCGCAAATCAGCGTGCAATCGCTGGCGAGTGCGTGCGACTCGGGCCAGCCTCCGGGTTTTACATAGGAACCATAGACGGCAACCAATATCCATTCCTCGCCGGTCGGATTGTGCGTTACGCGGTCGCCGGGTTTGAAGTCGGTCATGGCTTGGCCGCCAGCGCAGACCGGACCTGAAAAATACATGATGGCGCGCCGTTCATTTCGTGCATCCCGTATTCAAGCCACCAATCTTCAACTGATTTCAACGCATCCCGCATCTTGTCACGCTCTGCCATAACGGCGTCATGCATTTTAGTCAGGACGTAGGGTGCCGCCCCATGCATACATGCGTCACCTGCTACGATTGTGCAGCCCGGGTTGTCATCACCAACTTCTGGCGCGTAAAATGCCCATATTCGGTCTGGTGCGTCGGTCATCTGTGTCATGTCAGTCTCCCTGTTGCGTGTGACGGGCGGGCCATGACAGCCCGCCCTGTGATCCGTTACGCGCCAGGCATACCCCCGCCCGTTGCAGGGGGTGCCATGTAGCCGCCATAGCTAGTAGGGGATCCAGTCTCCCCACTTGGCGTATTGGTCGGCTGCGTCGGCATTCCAGAACCGTTTCCCACCGTGGCCGGTGCGGGCATACCTGACGGAGCCGGTGCAGGGGCGGGTGTCGGGGCCGGTGCGGGCATACCTGACGGGGCGGGTGCAGGCATACCAGACGGGGCCGGTGCTGGGGCCGGTGCAGCACCGCTTGGCAGTTGAGGGGTCTGGGTCATGCCTGCCGGCATATATGCGCCCGGTCCTGCGCCAAGCTGCTGTTCGAGCGATGGGCCGCCGACAATCTCCGGGCCATAGCCGACCAGACAAACCGTCTGGGGGTTCAGATAGACGCCCGCCGTGTGGTCCATGTTGCCGTTGGCAGATGTAGAGAACGGAACGGTCACATAATACCCGCGCTTGATCTCGCTGGGGTCGCAATAGGTCGGCACGCCGCCCTGATACTTTGCAGAGGCAATTGGCAGCGTGGTCGAAAACTTGACAACCCAGCATCCCTGCCCGTGCTTCCAGCGCAATTCCTGCTCGCCGGTCGTGGCGTTGGCGCGCATTTCGTCGCCATCCGCAATCTTCCAGCTAAATGCCG